GGAGTTCCATGCAAATCTATTTTAGTGATGGTGGTAAGGAGATAAAAACTATGAACCGTCATAAGAAACCTATAGAATGCAAAATTGATAAAGAGGAACTTAGGAAGCTCTACAGGGGAAAAGGAGAAATGATACTTTGCGGAGAATACCTTAATAAAAATCAGAAAGACGAGAACGGAAAACCCTGGAACATTAAATATGTCATCTGGGATATTATCATGTATGATGGAAACCATCTTATTGGATCCACCTTTGAAGAGAGACTTTTCCTCTTAGCAAAACTATATCCCTCGGATATTTATGTACATTGGACTAGACAAATCTCTGAAAATTGTTATAGAATTGTTTCAAGGGATTTTGGATTCAAAGAATTTTATGACGAAATAACTAAATTTGATATTTATGAAGGATTAGTTCTTAAGAGGAAAGATGGAAAATTGGAGAATGGTTTTTCTGAAAAAAATAATATCAAGACTCAGGTTAAGTGCCGTAAAGGAACAAAGAATTACCTTTTTTAATCATCAACCCGTATTAAATATTTCAATATACAGATTTTATTAGCTAGCTGTTCAAGATAAACCTTATTATCTTCAATATATTTTATTCCGTCTTTAATAACATTTACAACATTATCTCTATCTGGGGACATTGAATACCCGTCCCCAAGAATTACCTCCGGATCTATTCTATGATAATTTTCTAAACATTTTTGAGATTCAAAAAGGGATCTGATTTGTTTTTCTGAGGTTTCCTGTGATGCTGACTGAACTATATCTAAGATAGGAAATAACCATTGGACTGGACCCCACTTTTTTGCTTCCTCATAAGGATATTTCTTTTTTAATTTATGATCCTTACCCCCTCCAAATGAAAGAAAGAATACATCTTTTAAGTTTCCTTCGTCAATTATTCCTTCTTTATGAGCTTCTGTTAAAGCAATCATTGAAGGATTACCCGCAAATAAACCACCTTGTATAACAACATTTTCGTCTAGCCCTTCTTTGAAATATCCGGGTTCCATTGATCCGGGAGTAGAAAGAGCAGCCTTAGCTATATCCTTTACATAATAATCTCGATAGAGGGAATTTTTAAGATTAGAATAAAGAAGAACTTCTCTTTTGCTTATATCGTATCCGGTGATAATCAAGGGTTTTATTAATTGAGACATTTTGTGATGATCGTAATATCGAAGAAATACTTCATCAATTTTAGTCATTGGATAAAGAGGACCCTTCAATCCCCACCAGGTTTTCAATTTATGCTTAAAATTATTATAAAAGAAAACATCGTAAATTTCCATAGCAATATCAGAAATATCTTTAAGATCTAATTTTGCCCATGGGCTTTTATTTTCGGATGGGAGAAACATTAAAGATAAGAATGTCGAACCTGTAGCTGTTCCTGCAGCAAAGTCAACAAGATTAGCTAATCTTATTCTGGAATCGCCTTGAATGTCTTGGATTCTTCTCTCTAGGTAATTTAGGACAGTTAAGGTCATAAGTCCTCTGACCCCAGCTGCATCCAAAGATATGATAATCTTCACCTATAGTTTTTCTCTATTTATTTCATAGAGAAAGCAGCAAGCTAACTATTCTTTTATTTCCCCAGCTATCAACGCAAGCTAAGAAATTATTATCAATATGATCTACGGTAACAGACGCCCTTGGAGTATGTCCAAAGACCTGATTTATCCCTGGATATGGATCATCTAGAACTTCTGTATAATCTGCCCACAAAGGGCCAGGAGTTCCTGCACCCATTCTTGCTCTACCAACTTTCCATAAAACATCCCCTTTATCTTTCAGATAATTTAATGTTTCATGCATAGGAATTTCATCGGGTTTTTTTCCGTCTGTTATTGTATGAAGCCATTTTCCTTCATTAAACTCCGGAACTACAAACTTATTCCAAAATTCCGAAGTTAATCCTGCATGGGTTGCAAGAGTATACTTTCCATCCTTACCAGTAAATCCCCAAGCAATTTTGAAAAGATCTATATTATCCTGGAATATTTTTCTATATTCCTGAATATGATAATGTTGATGACCGCTAATTCCAGAATAACCATAAATATAAGCATAATCATGGTTACCTAACAATGCTGTAGCAACATCCTGGTGCTTTCTTAAGAATGTTATTAAATCCCTTAAGTTAGCAATTTGTTGAGCAGCACTAACAAAGAAGCTGTCCACATAATCTCCTAGAAAAACTATTTCATAAAAGTTTTTTAGACCGCTCATGGCAATATTATCCCATTCGGTCAAACCGTGTACATCCCCTATAAAGAGGACTTTTTTCTTAAATTCCTTCATAATTTTTATACTTAGATTATTTATCTAAGTTTTAATAAAAATTAGATAATTCGGAAAGTTTGATCTTCCATTACTGGCCACCAATATTTTCCACCATTATATCCGCGATCCCGATCTAAAAATTTAGGTCCATAAAATTCAGGATCTTTTTCAATGAGACGTGCTCTCATTGCACGGTGGAAGGGTTCCTGCCCAAGCCAAAAAGGTTTATTTCGTTCCCAGGAAGGGATTTCGTTATCTACAAAATAATTAAGGGGTTCATGAATAACATCATGATTATTATTAACTATGACTGCTTCCGTTCTTACTCCATAGGAATAATAACAATCCTCGTACCAATAATTTGTTTTTATCTTATGAATCTCCAAACATTCATTAAGAAAAATATTATAGTAATGTTTTAATTCTTTTTCAAATCCTTTCCACATCAAAACTGCTGGATGATTTTTGTATCCTTTTGATTTTCCCTCAAGAACATTAAGAATTTGTTTTGCTTCTCTTACTTGAGCAAAGCAACGTCTCTTATCTAGTGTCTGAGCACTTTTTCGGAAATCCGGATACGGGAGAAAGGTCATCATCTTTTATGTTTTTAACTTATGCCCCTTTAATATATGATGGTGAATAACACTGCATTTTTTACTACAATATAAATGCTCCTTTGTTGGGTGTTTTATAGTTATAAAAATATTATCGCAATATACACATTTTTTCTCAATTCTTTCATATTTTCTTTTAGTAATTCCCCCTCTTTGAACATTTTTTAACATTTCTTCTCTGTTGTCTTTCCAATATTCTCGAATCGATAAAGATAAATTTTTTCTATGGGATTCTTTTTTTGATTGGTGGCATTTTTCGCTTACTGTATATTTTCCGGATTTATTATTTCTTATTGCATTACTAAATTCTGGAGTTTTGTAAACAGTATTTCTCAAAATAGTAGTTCTATTCTTAATAATTTTTTCTCTATTTGGATTAAATGTTGTCGTATCCCCGCCGAATCCGCCCGGGGTTAAATTATATCCTATTTCTTTATTTGTGGAATTATAAAAAGCTATCCAATAAATTTCTTTTTCGTTTAATCCCTTAACGGAATCAGCAAAATCAATAATTTCTTTTTTAAAATTTTTCTTTCCGTATTTTTTTATAGATTGTCTTAACAGTAATCCGGACCCAAAATAATTCGGATCATTTTTACTATCCTTACCAATATAAATTTTTCCATTTATAAGATTAGTTGTCTTGTAAATTATCATGATTTAGATCTTTATTTTATATATCTTTTTAAAAGCTGAATAAGGTAAGATTTTCTTTAACATGGAATTAACATCCCAAACTTCTTCAAATGGTTTATTTATATGCGGTTATTAACATCATTCCCTAAAAATTTGTAAAAAAATTAACGGGTCCTGCGCTATGCCCTGAGTTGGATAAAAATTTCGTTAAAATATATAGTAAAAATATATTAAAAAAATAGTATTCTAATGAATCAAAGAAACGTATTGATCCTTGAAAGATCGAGCCAAAACCTCCAAAAGATTAACAAAGAAGGAAAAGTTACTCTTGAAGGTGTCTTTGCTGAATTCGGAATAGAGAACAGAAATGGACGTATTTACGAGGAAAAGGAATACTTACCTCACTTGGAATATCTAAAGAAAGATATTTCTAATGGTAACCTTTTAGGTGAGCTAGACCATCCTGAAAGATTTGAAGTTGCCCTTGGAAGTGTTTCCCATAGAATTTCCGAGCTTTGGTACGATCAAGCCTCAAGACAGGTAAAAGGAAGAATCGAAATTCTTAATACCCCAAAAGGCCAAATCGCAAAATCCCTCCTCGAAGCTGGCGTTCCCCTTTCAATTTCTTCACGTGCCGCTGGTACAGTTAATGAAGACAAAACCGTTTCAATTCAACAGATTTATACTTATGACTTAGTTGCTAAGCCAGGGTTTGAAGCTGCTCAGTTAACAACGGTGAATGAAGGAGCCAGAGCTAGAATTAAGGCTCAGATTAGCATGCTAAATGAATCTTATAGTAGAGCTACAACCGACAACATCTCTAACGAATTTGGTATTGTCAATGAGAACATTACTATTGTAGATTTGACTGATAAATTTCCATCAGTTAAACTACGTGAAGAAGCGCTAGCTCTTCAAAATCCAAATGCAAAAAATAAAAGCGAATCTAATAAAATGGAAAATCAAAATGTAAACGAAGAAGCTATTCAGCAGTGGACAGTATTTTTCAAGAAAGAGCTAAGCAAGATTACCGAAAGATTAGATGCCATAGAAAAACAAGGGGCGATTAATGAAGAAATAGAGGTACTTAAGAGATATGTTAAGAACCTTAAGGCTATTCAGGAAAAATCCCTTGATTGGCAAGGTGATATTGCGAAGGCCCTTAATAAAGTTGCCTCTTATGCCGACAGTCTAGCAGAAAAGAATAACCAGCATTATTCACTAACCAAACGTATCGTTGAAACAGTGGATCACAATGCTAAAACTCTTAACGCTACCCAGGATTGGGTTGGCAACAATGCAAAAGTTACTAATGCAATTGCTGAAACAGTTGACCATAATGCTGAAATGCTTAATGGTATCAACGAATGGAACGGTCAAATTTCAAGAGCCGTTAATGCACTCCATGAATGGGGTGGTGAAAAAGCCAAAGCGATTAATGGAATCCATGATTGGACCTCCTCTATTGCTAAGAACGTCAATGAAATGGCTAATTGGTCTGAAGATATGTTCGGAAGAGCAATGAGTAAAGAAGACGCAAAGAAACTTATTCAATACATAGAATTAGTTTCTGAATCAAAACAAGATCCAGAATTGAAGAAAAAACTCGATGAGACCCTTTCAACTCATGGGATCACAGCTAAACCTTTATCAGAAACTATGATTACAGGAATTAAAGGCGTTAAAGGGCTTGGAGTTATTACCGACGTTAATAAAACAGGTAATGAAAAAGTTGATACCGAAGCCGGTAAAGATACTGCAGTTCACTTTGATGGAAAAACCATCGTAGCTAAATTAAAAACTGCAAAAGTTAATAAAGAAGCTAAACCTAAAGGACTCAAAACTATCGAAGATAGCAAAGATGAACCAGGAAAAGTTTCAACCGGAACTAAAGTTAAAGGTATCCTCGTTCTTGACGTAGTTAAAGGACAAGCTAAACCAGCTGTAAAAATTACTGGTGATGGTCCTAAATCAAAGGATCAGAAAATGAAACTTGATACCAAACCAGAAGGTAAGCTCAAGGAATCAGAAGAAAAACCTCTTCCAAAACCTGAAATCAAAACAAGAGCTTCCAAACTTGATGAGAAACTCAGCACTATCATCACTAATATCGAAAAAGAAAAGAAATTAGTTGAAGATACAAGAGCTCAACACCCTTTCATCTCTCTTTTGAGTGAAAGTGATAGAAAGGAATTTGCTGCATTATCAGAATCCGACAAAAACAAGGTAGCCGCAGAAGTAGCAAAACATCCGACCACTGATTCTAAAGTAATTAAAGGACTTTGGGAAAGTGCACTAAAACCAGCTGTAGTTGGGGAACCACTATGGCTCAAACTTGCTCCAAAACAGTACAAAGAAGCTTATGATAAAGCTCCTGAAGTACTTAAAGAAAGCATTAAAGCACGTTCCGAGTTCTATGCACTTGAAACTCAGTACCAGATCAACAACTTCTGGGAAACCTCAAAGATAGCTCAGAAACCAGTCGTATCTCTAAATGAAATCTTTACACCTACTGGTGCTAAGGATGAAAAAGAACCCGATATTGATCCATTTATTGCTTCGGTAGGGGAAATGATGAAGAGATATAGCAGATAATTTTTGATAAAATCTTGACGCTATGTTGGGTTTTCAGAAAAACGTTAAAAAATAAATAAATCAAATAAATTTAAAAATAAGTTTTCAAAATGAAACAACTTAATGAACAACAAATCGTAGAAAAATGGAGTCCGATGATTCAGAAGACTACTGGTCTCAAAGACGAGTCAAGATTGAATTGGATTTCTAAATACGCTCATTTTCACGCCCTAAACGAGGCTGAAATGGGAGGAGTTTCTGCTCCTTATGCTACCCTTTATAACGTTCCTGGAGTAGGTACAGCAGTTCCAGCTCAGCAAGCTGCAACAACTGGTAACCAGTTCTATCAGGCAGGTACTAAAGGTTCAGGCGACAAATGGCCTGCTCTTCTTCCAATGGCACTTCAGGTTGCTGCAAGAACCGTTGGTTTCGACATCGTTAACGTAGTTCCTATGCCAGGTCCAACCGGCGTGGTTTCTTATCTTGACTATGTTTATGCTGGTGGAAAACAGCCTTATGGCGCTCCTCCTGCTTACAATCAGGGAACTGCTAACCCAGCTCTTTTCCAGGGATCCGCTGCTTACACTAAGTATGAAGCTCCTAATTCATTCAAACTTCAGCTAACCTCTACTGACGCTTCTGCAGTTATTGCAGAAACCGCAGTTGGTGACGTTGTTACTTTCCAGAATGAAGATTCAGGAACTCAGCTTACTGCTACTTATGTTGGAAAATCCAGAATTGATGGTTTCGCAATTTTCAAAACCGGAACTTTCACCGGAGCTACTAACCTTGCAGGCATATTTGATGGCTCAACAGCTATTATTTCCGACGACCCCTCAATAGCTGGTGTTGTTAAGACTTATCCTTCACTTGTTTCAACTCTTGAAGATCACCTTCAGGGATTCGCAGGCGCTGGTCAGACTGACAATGACAATTGGGAAGCTACTTTCGTAAGTGGAACTACCCTTTATGAACCAATGGAAAGAGGCGTTGGTGAAATGCAGTACCCAAGAGCACTTGGTCTACAGCTCTTCACTAAATTCGTTCAGGTTGGAACATATCAGGTATCAGTTTCTGTAACTCAGGAACAGATCCAGGACCTTAACAAACAGTGGGGTATCGATGTTATAGCAATGGTAGAAAACGCTGGTATCAACGAAATCAGCCAGAGCATTAACAAGCACATCCTTTCAAGACTCTTCGGTCTCGGATGGAAAAACCACATCAGAGCTGCTGCAGTAGAAGGTATCAACCTTAACTTGAACTGTACTTCTACAGGTTCTCTTGCATCAGCTGCTTATGCTTATCCAAATGGTGACACAAGTGGTGTCACTAATGAATCTATGACTATCCCAGGTTTCGCATCTTACGCTTCAGTCGTTGGAGCTACTTTCGAAAACCAGGATACCATGATCAAGAGAGTAATGGCTAACATTCTCGCTGCTGGTAATGTTATCATGCAGAGAGGTAGAAGAGGTCCTGCTAACTTCATCGTTACTAACCTCAAAATGGCTACCGCTCTACAGACAAACGCTCAGTACAGCTTCAGCCCAATCGCTAACACCTTCAACCAGAACAACGGTTCTCTTTACCCACTCGGTACAATCGCTGGTATGACTCTCTACGTAGATCCTAACATGATCTATGATGACACCAGAGTACTTGTAGGACGTAAAGGCGCTTCTGATGAACCAGGCGTAGTATTCTGCCCATATCTCATGGCTGAATCCGTTAAGCTCATCACCGAAGGAACTGGTGCTCCTAAGGTAATCATCAAAACAAGATACGCTCTTGTAGATGCTGGATGGCACCCCGAGACACAATATTTAACGCTTGTATTCAAAACTAATGCAGGTCAGGTTATTTAATAACTAATCGGTTATAAAGAAAAAGGAGGAATTTATTTCCTCCTTTTTTTGTTTCTTAATTTATTGCAGAATTCTAAATATTTTATATTTCCCTCTTCTTCCCCATATCTTTCAATATAATCTTTTATAGTATTAGTTGATCCTTTTCTTTTTCGAGCTTCTTTTATTGATAAAATAAATTTCTCATAGAGCTCTCTCCCTAATTGTTCCCCATTTCTTTCGATGAAAAGTTGTAATCGGGCTTTTCCTTTTCCGTTTTTATTTTTTATAGATTCAATATAATTATTATACTTTTCGGATCCTTCCTTTGCACCCAATATTTTAATAAATCTTTCCTTATTGGAAATCCCGCGATTGGAACAACTTATTTTATCCTTCGTTTTCTGACTATGCTTATATCCCTGGAGAACACTTCCTCCTTCGGTCATATTATATCCCTTTCCGAAGGTTCCAAATTTATGAATGAAAAATATTTCCCTGGAATCTAAATTTTCGTCTATGATATTCTCTTCAATTATTATCCAGAAAAAAGAATCCCATCCATATTTCCTCAAAGCATCATAAAATCTTCCTTGACGATTATATCTAAAAGCATTTTGAAAATGACGGCCTTTTCTTTTTTCTAAGGACTCTAAAGTTTTTCCAATGTATTTTTTGCCATTTGCTAAATTTTCAGCACAATAAATTATTCCCATAACGTCTCAATATATGACATTATAGAGAAAATAAAAATAAAGTTTTATATTACTCTATTGGTTCCCCAACAAACATGCCGTCCGGATTTTCAATAGGGAATAAACGCTCGTTTCCCATAAATCTTAAATTAGGAAGATCCTTAATATGAGCAATATGAGAATTCATTATTCTAGGCCAAATATGCTTCCAAAGAAATGGTTGATCTGTATTAAAATATTTTCCTCGCTGTTTAAAAATATCATTAGAGGATAAGGAGGACAAAAAGGATTTAAGAAGGTCATCATATATTGGAGCTATCTTATTAATAAATTCAGAGGTTGCTCCCCACATTCCACCGCAGATATAAGCTCCGTGTTGGGGATGATCCCTCATAATATGAAATTCCTTGCCACTTTCTTCCCATTCTTTTACTGCAGCAGCTTCTCGAATATTTAAACGAGAATCTGAATCTCTAACAATAAATCTTTCAATTGTAGTATCCTTAAGAGGCTCAAATCTCCAAAATAGACCATAATTACCATCGGAGGGGGGCATCAAAACTATTTCCGTTGGTATTTCCGGGGTTCCTTTAAGTTTATTGATAACGCTCAGGGGAACTGTTTCATCAACATAAAATCTACACGTCCACCCAGGATAAATTTCTGGTTGTAATTTTAAATTTAATATAGCAGAATCCGCATATTTGGGATTGGATCCCCATACGGAAAAACTAATTATTTTTTTCATATTCTTTTATTATTATTTCTATTCCTTTTTTTAAGGAAGTTTTAGGTTTCCAATATTTTAAAATTGCTTTATCTGGATCCCTTAGATAGGATCTTTGAAGATCATCCTTGATAATCCCTGGGATAAAAGGACAATTATTAAAATTTGCAGAAATAATTTCCGCAACTTCATATATAGAATTCCATTCAAAATTTGAAATATCTAATATTTTTTCTGAAATAGAATCAAATGATTTCATAATTATAGTTAAGCATTCAGAACAATCCCCGGCATATAAAAATTGTCTATTTTCTTCTCCACAAGTTTTCATTTTTATTAATCCCCTTTTAGCCATAAAAATGAAATCAGAAATAACGTGAAATTTTTTAGGATCTGATTCTATCCCATAAACATTCCAAAGCTTTATAATTTTTCCTTGATCTAAAGATAATGTATATTTTTCTCCGATATTCTTTAATACCCCATAAGAAGAATTTATTAAATCGGACATTTGACTGGAAGCAAAGACAAATTTGGTATTATATTTTTTCAGGGAATCAAAAGTATTATCCATAATTTTTATATTATTAGAAATAAAATTATAGTTATTTTGATAAGCATTTAAATAAATGGACCCCCCTACATCAAATGCTAAAAAGAAAACGAAATCAATATTTGGCAAAATATCATTTAAAACCCCGGGAATTCTTAAATCCTGTTCTTTTCTCTTTTCAATATCAAATTCAATGATATTAAATCCCTCATTTCTTAAATACTTTGATAAATGGGAACCTATCTGCCCCGAAGAGCCCAGTATTAAAATATTCATAGTCTTAATTTATTTGAATCTGTTTCGAGAAGGATTTGATATTCGGGGCTTCGATAATATTCTAATTCTCCGATACACTCCCTAGAAACTTTTAAGCTAGTTTCATCTTTTTTTCTTTTTCCTGAAATAAAATGCCTATGCTCAATAATAACATGGGGGAGATAATGTAAAGTATTTAATTTTTGTCCTAACTGAAGCCAATAAACATCCACAAATTGAGTATTAAAAGCGGGGGGAGACATATATCCCAATTTTTTTATAAATTGATGACTAAAGAAGGGAACTCCTACGACTTTATCATGATTTAATAGATCGTCCCCCCAGACAATACTAGAGGGCCCATTATTTTTTATGGTTTTGATGATTTCTTCCTCCCAGTTATTAGAAATAAAAGCGCAATCATCTTCGAGAAATCCCAAATATTCATATTCACAAGCATATTTTATAGCGGCATTATTAAGAATTTTTAAAAAAGGCTGCGGAGCTATTTTTTCATATATGAATTCGGGATAAGAAAAATTTGAAATTATTTGATCATAGGTTGAATCATCCTGATTAATTAATACTATAACTTTGCTTAATCCCCTTGTTGTTTTTTTCCAGGATTCTGCAAAATATATAAAATCATTTAATCGTTTTAATGTGGGTAAGAGTATAGCAATTTGTTCTTTCATATTACTTATTTTTTAAAATATTCCCCGGGAAATTCATTTATGATCATTTTTTTAACAAGCTCTTTGAATTTTATTTTAGGTTCCCAACCCAATTTTTCTTTAGCCTTTGTAGCATCTCCTAAAAGTAAATCCACCTCTGCCGGCCTATAATAAATTTCATCAATGCCTATTATTAATTTTGGATTATTTATATCTTTAATATCCCATAAACATTCTCTCCCAATATGATCTTTACACCACTCTGCATACATCGATTTCCCTGGAATTTGTTTAATACACTCATCTACAAATTCTTTTATAGTATGAGTTTCCCCAGTAGCAAGAACAAAATCTTCAGCCTCATTTTGTTGTAACATTAACCACATTCCTTCTATAAAATCGGGGGCATATCCCCAATCCCTTTTGGCATACACATTTCCTAGATAAAAAGGCGTTCCATCTTTAAGATATTTTATTAAACCTTCAGTTATCTTTTTTGTAACGAATGTGCTTCCTCTTCTTTCGCTTTCATGATTAAAAAGAATTCCATTAACAGCAAATAAACCATAAGATTCTCTATAATTTTTTACAATATGAAAAGCGTATAATTTAGCTACGCCGTAAGGAGATCTAGGGTTAAATGGAGTTGTTTCCTTTTGGGGAATTTCTAATACTTTACCAAAAAGTTCGGAAGTAGCTGCATTATAGAATTTTGCTTTAGGGGCATGCTTTCTCATTGCCTCGAGCATATTGAGAGTGCCTACTGCGTCTGTTTGTGCTGTGTATCCTGGTACATCAAAAGAAACTCGAACGTGGCTCTGAGCTCCTAAATGATAAATTTCATCTGGTTTTACCTCCTGCATAATTTGATCAATCGACAAAGCATCTGTAACATCTCCATAGTGAAGATGCAAGTGGTTATCAGGAACATGGGGATCCTTATAAATATGATCTAAACGAGCCGTATTAAAGGAAGAGGATCTTCGAATTATTCCATGAACTTCATATCCTTTCTTTAACAAAAACTCAGCAAGATATGAACCATCTTGTCCTGTTATTCCAGAGATAAGAGATTTCATTTATAAAAAGTTTCGTAAAGATATAATAATTTGGGGATGTCTTGCATCCTGCTTCCTCTAGAAGATTTACATCTAAAAAATAAATAATCCTCTAGAATGGATTTAGGGAGGGATTGTAGACTCTCTAAACTCCCCTCAGCTGACATTCTATTAAAATGTTCTGCAGGCTTTATTTTCTTATTCCATATTAAATGGTGGCTAATTACACAATCATCCGTAATTTTGTTTTGATTAAAAAGATCCATTTTATCTTCCACTACTTTTTCAACTAAATCCCTTGAGAAAATCATATTATTTCCAGAGATAAATTGAGTTTCGGGATTATTTCCAACAATAAAACCACTAAAATAATTTGTTCTGTTTCTGGTTAATAATTTATTATAAAGGGAATCTATTCTAACAAATGTTGAAACCGTTGTTCTTAATAAATAATCAAATTTAAAATTTGATAGAGAAAATTCGAATGCTTCTATCGTTTTTCCCGTACAATCAGTGTCCTCCCTTAATAAATGAATATCTTTATTAATTATTTCTTGTTTTTCATATTCCCCATAATATACATAAAGATCTGTCCCGGGATAGGAGAGAGAACCATAAGTTTTAAAAACGCCATCGTTTGCTATTATAGGGTATTGACCTGCCCGAGAACCCATTATTAGAATTAAAAGATTCATAAAATATAATTTATTAAATTATCAATTTCTTTTTTATATTGTTTATAGGGTCTGATTGAATGACAATCATAATACATTCCTAATTTTAATTGAGCTACGTCATAAGGCCAGAAGCCATTTTGATAATGAGCTCGATCGATTCGACAATATCCGGGTTGTCTTACAAATCGAACATATCCTTTATTTTTTAGTTTTAATGCTAAATAAGTTTCGTCACTACCCCAATCTATTTGTCCATTTTTTTGATATTCGGGGTTTTGTAAAATAGAAATTTGTTCCCTCCAATCGTCTTTAAGTTCTAATTTTTCTTTGAAAGTTTTTCCTTTAGCAATATTATAGCAAATACTTATTTCATTTGGAGTTAAACTCATTACAACATACTTATCCGAATCTATATTTTTTATAGAAGTTTTGAAGAAACCTAAAGATAGAGGGATCATGTCTATATCTGAAGTAATACAAACATCCTCTGGAAAAAATTGAAGATACCAAAGACGAGCAAATTGAGATTGCGGAACAAGAGAAACACCAGGAACAGGTTCCAATTTAATTACTTGTCCATAAGTTTCATCTATATTTGAATCTATTTCATCGACATAAATTAAAACTGGTTCAATATTGAATTTTAATTTCCACACTTTTGAAACAACCGGCCAAAAATCCAGATACATAGGATTCGAATTAGAAGACATTACGGCATATTGAATCTTCATAACTTATTTTTAAAATATTTAAAACTTGCGTGAACTTTATTTTCAGATTCAGTGTTCCAAATATAAGATGTATCAATATTTGGATATGCCAGGAAAGGAAAGAAAATATACGACTTTATTCTTTGCTCCCTTAGATAAATTTTTTCAATAGCATCATCCACTGGCAATTCAAATAAAGATAATTCTTCTAATAAAATATCGTAAGCAGTTTCTCTTAAGA